AACTAAAGAACTATGTTCTATGGGGTTAACATCTGAAACGTTATCTTCTAATACGGAGTGGATTATATTTCCGAAGAATTGCTGGAGCGTTAAACTGTCTTGGCTCTTTCTTTATGTAAGAAAAGAAATACTTTGATGGACACATTTCGTATGTGTCTATTCTTGAATAGCTAAAATCTGTTAGTGTTAACTTTTGTAGTGGGTCTATATCTTCTATTAATTGTAATTTCATCATTCTCCATCGACATCTTCAGATATCGCTTTTCCGTCTTCGTCACATTCTACACCGTTTTCGTTTATTATTTCTCCAGTGTAAATATTTTTATACAAATTCTCACCAAATGATCTCCAGCCAGTATGGCCGATTTCCATAAAATCATCTTCTAAATATGGCCAAGACATAACTCTCCTAATCTACTGAAATAACTGTATTGTTTACCGAATCTATATTGAAATAGTAATTCAATAAACCATATACATCATGTAACTCTTCTTCTGTAGCATAAAAACCAACTACTCCCAGTTGCAAAAAGAAGCTCTGGGTATCTCCACCCTGATCGTATTCAATCAGTTTGACATTATTTAATAACATTCTACCGTTTTCTTTTCCTAACATATTAATCCTCGTAAATGCTAACTGGGTTCCAGTTTGGATCACCCATCTTGTTTCTCATGTCCTTTAGGTACGAATCCCAGTCTCTTTCATCTTCTGACTTCTTTTCATATCTAACATTTCCCTTAAACGGATTTGCCTTAAATCTAGACATTAAGACTTTCCCGTTCTTTGTCTTCCAGCGGAGAATTCCATTCTTGCAATCACAAAAATCACCGTTATCCGTATCTATGCATCCATTAGGGTCATATCTTCCACTGCACTTGTTGCACTTGGTATATCTTCCCTTGTCCTGGCATCTGCTACAAGAAGAGCAATACACCCAACAGTCTTTAGTCGAAGGATTCTTATAGAAGTTTCCAGTTGTCATACTTTCTCCGATAATAATGAGTTCAATTTATCTTTAACTGATATAGAAGTTTTCTTTTTAAATTTAAAGCTCAAAGTTTTTCCATTTTCCTTGTAAGATAAGAACACGTAAGAGCCTCCATCTGTTGCATTAATTATAGCATACATCTTTTTTAAAGTCTCTGCACTTATATTGGAATCTACTTCCAAATAGATAGGTGTTCCTCCAGAGAAGTTTGAAAGATCTAGTTTTTCACAACTGTTTAAAAGTATCTTACTGATTAGATTTTCTTCATCTCCGTCTTTGTTCACAGCTCCTGTGAGCATAACTACGTCACCGTTTTGGAAGTAGTCATCATCAAACTTCTTTGCTTCTCTAGGAAAGACTATGACTTCAATGTCAGAAGATATGTCTTGTAAATTAAACTTATACATCTTAGCGCCTTTTTTAGTTATCATTTTCTTTGACGAGGAAATGATTCCACCCAAGTTAACTCTAGATCCGGCTTGTAAATCTGCTACTTCTATGATTTCATAATCTATATTCTTAGAAAGAAGATCCCAAACACCATCAACTGGATTCTTGGAAACATATATCCCTAGCTCTTCTTTTTCTTTTTCTAAAATAGTAAGCTCGGTTTGTCTCCCAAAATCTTGATCATATACTTCACTAATTAATTCATCAAGAGCACCAGCATTAGCTAGGTGTTCAATAGTTGATTTCTTTAGCACAGCTGGACCAGTTCGTCTCAAGAAGTCATGCATCGAAGTGTACGGATTATCTTTGTCTCTTGAGGAAAGTATTGCCTCCGACACTGCGTAACCAATACCATTGATTGCAGAGAGCCCAAAGATGATTGTTGCTTCATCAATTACCGTGAACTCTTCTACTGACTTATTAATAGAAGGGCTTAAAACTTTTATGCCAAGCTTTCTACAGTCAGAAAGGTACAGAGCCAGTTTGTCTTTGTTCCCAGTAACAGAAGATAAGAGTGCAGCCATGTATTCAGCCGTATAATTTGACTTGAGGTATGCAGTAATATATGAGATCATTGCATAACTTGCTGCGTGTGCTCTGTTAAAACCATACCCACCGAAGTATTCGATATCAGAATATATTTTATTTGCTTTGTCTTCAGATATATCTGATTTCTCCATGCAGCCTTTGACAAACTCTCCCCTAAACAATGCGATCTTGTCCATCAATTTTTTGCCAATTACTTTTCTTAAGTCGTCAGCTTCTGCTGTACTGAAACCTGCTAGTTCTCTAGCAACCCCCAAAACATCTTCCTGATAAAGCATGATCCCAAGTGATGGGCCTAATACTTTTTCTAAATTAGGATGATCATATTGAATTGATGACTTTGAATGCTTTCTGGAAATATATAACTTGTCCATGCCAGATCCCATTGGGCCTGGACGATACAAGGAAATTAAAGCCATGATGTCTTGAACATCTTGTGGTTGCAGCTGCACCATTAGTTCGCGCATTCCAGTTGACTCAAGTTGGAAAACACCTATTGCATTGCCTTTGCAAAGTTCCTGATATGTTTTGTAATCGTCTAAAGGTATCTTGTCTACGTCTATCAAGACGTCTCTATTCTTTTGAACTAGCTTAATGCACTCGTCAATCACGCCAAGGTTTCTAAGACCAAGGAAGTCAATCTTTAATAGTCCACACTGTTCTACTCTGCCCATGTCCCACTGGGTTATGACAGGGTTGTCAGCACCCTTCTTCATGATTGGGAGATAGTCTGTCAGCGGCTCTCTGGATATAACAACGCCTGCAGCGTGCATACCCGTCTGTCTTATGAGACCTTCTAACCCAAAGGCTGTATCTACAATTAGTTTAGAGTCATCATCTGAGTCATACATCTGTCTGAACTCAGGTGTCTCCATGCACTCTGAGAGGCTCTTAGCAACGCCTAGGACAGGCGCAGGGACCAGCTTGGCTACCTTGTCCCCACCTATGAAGTCATAGGCTAAAGCGCGTGCTGCGTCACGTATAGACTGTCTGGCCCCAGTCTTGTTAAACGTACAAATATGGGCTACTTTATCATCACCATATTTTTCTCTAGCGTAGTTGATTACCTTGTCTCTATGTCTATCATCGAAGTCAAGATCGATGTCGGGCATTGACTTTCTGCCCTCCACTAGAAATCTTTCAAACATCAACCCGAATTTAAGTGGGTCAAGATTAGTAATCCCCAATGCATATGACAAGATGCTGCCTGCAGCAGAGCCTCTACCCCACCCAACTCTAATGTCGTTAGACTTAGCCCATTGAACTAGATCGGAAACAACCAAGAAGTATTCTGGGTATCCCATCTCTTTGACTACTCTGAGTTCATGCTGAGCTCTATGGAGTACTTCTTCTGGCAATGGATCTCCGTACTTTTTCTTAAGTCCATCCCAAGCCAATAGATCTAGATGATCATCCGTGTTGGTTCCCTCTGGCAATGGGAAATGTGGGAAGTGAAGATCGCCAAACTTTAAGTTGACATCAACCATTGAAGATATTTCTAAAGTATTCTTCAACCAATCTTCAGGGAATACTGTTGCCATCTCATCATAAGATTTTAGATAGAAATTATCTCCGCTAAAAGAAAATCTATTTTCTGTATTTATATTAGAGTTAGTAGACACGCACAACATTATGTCATGTGCTCTAGCATCTTCCTTATGCACATAGTGGCAGTCACCAGTCGGTACTATCTTTGCGCCTATCTTTTGTGCAATGTCAATTAAGCCTTGAGTTATTTTGATTTGTTCAGGAAGACCATGGTTTTGAATTTCAATAAAGTAATTTTCTTTTCCAACAATCTCTTGCATCTTTGCAGCTGACTCTAACGCAAACTTATCATCACCTCTGAGGAGAGCTTGAGCAACTTCTCCGTTGAGACATCCAGATAGAACAATCAAACCAGATGAATGTGCCGCAATTAATTCATGGTCAATTCTTGGCTTAACATAGTATCCTTCTAGGTATGACTTAGAAGATATCTTAATAACGTTATGGTAACCTTCATTGTTTTTGGCTAGAATTGTTATATGGTACGGCCCTCTTTGTTCCCATTCGTTTTTTGCAGGACCTGATCTCTCTTCTTCGTCTCTATCAAATCTAGTTTTTCTAGCTTGATAAAATTCAGAACCAAGTATTGGCTTAACCCCAGTTGCTGTTCCAGCATCATAGAAATCTAACCAGGAGTGTATATTGCCGTGGTCAGTTGTAGCCAGCCCAACCATGCCTAAGTCTTTTGCTTTAGCAAAGTACTGCTCCACCTTTCCATGCCCGTCCAGCATAGAGTAGGTTGTATGGTTATGGAGGTTAGTCCAATTCTTCAATTAAATTCCTCTTTCTAGATCTGAACTGTCAAGAGAACTGTCTCTGATTTCCCTATATGTTATTATGACTACACCGCCACAATACTTACACGTAACAGCTTTGCCCTCTTGAGCAAAGGGATTGTTCTCCATATATCTTGTTGGTTGATCTGACTTGCACTCGGAACATACTCCGATAACATCATCTGGATTTTTTATTGCCATAGTTAATCTTCCTTTTTAGTAGTCTTATATGCGTATCGTATTGGTGATGGTGAAGACTTTTCTGTAGTCTCAACATACTTGTTTCCAATCTGAGCCCATTTATTTTTCTTTTCTAAATTACATTCGCCACAACCTACGCCCACAGAATTAGCTCGTTCGCAAGTATATGGTCTTCCACCAATACCCATCTGTCTTCTTTTGATCCAATCATTGATATGCGCAGAAGACTTTTCAAAATTGTAATCATGGCAGCAGCTTAAGATCTCGTGAAGATATTTTATTGAATCTTCTGTATAGGTTAAAATGGAACAAAGAAATAATCTAGCTTCGTGCTCAAGGTAATGACTTTCTTCTGCTTGATCATGCAAGCGTTTGATAGCACTGCAGTTATGTATCAAGGCTTCTTTGTCGAATACCTTTGCTGACGGTGCTAGTGTTTTAAACGCTTTTGAACCATACTTATTAAAGTAGTCTAAAGGATTATCTTTCTTCTTAGAATCTTCTTCTAAGTTATAGATATTTTCTCTGTACCATTCATTTGCTTTGTAACTAAAAACCTGCTCAGCTACATCTAGTGATCTCTTGCGCGATGCATACTCTTTAACTACATCAAATTCTTCATACACGTAATTCTTTTCACCATTAAGCGGATTTAGAAGTGTCTTGTAAAGCTTTGTATCCTGATGAATAGATCCAGGTAATCTCCACATTCTTCTAAGGTCATACACACTGAAGTCCAAGCTTGTCAATGATAACTTCTTAACCATGTCTGTAGCTATATATCTAAATATCTTTGGCAGGTTGTTGCCTGGGCTTATTCCTAGGGCAATTGGTTCGCACTCTATATGAAAACCTTTTTTGCCAGTGAAGTAAACAAGTATTGATTCAGCTGGAACATACTTCAATAAATATTCGTACAACTTAATGCAATCTTGCTGAGCAATACTGAAGTCTTTGTTGTCAATATCGAAATAGAGTGGACCCAACCTACTAGCCTTTGAAAACTCTGCGGTGTCATAAGCAAATACTGAAGTGTATATGCCTATATTGTTATTCTTTTCGGCATAGTCTGGAACTTCCTCAAGGGAAACAATTTTGTCCTTATCTCGTATAACTCTTTCTAGAGATGGAACATATCTGGCTACCTCGTACAGGCTCCATTTAGATAGGAATTTATTATCTTTATTAATTTTCATTTAATCTGAGTTTTTCCCTCGGCGTCTTGAATACGCCACAAAACCTTTCTTGAATTAATATTGATTGAGTCTGAGTGAGTTCTATAATATATAGATTCCTCAATATAATACTCTAATTTTTTGGCAATTGTAAATCTTTTTAATAGAATATTATCTGTATCGACGTTAAACATTCCATCTATCTTCTTTTATATCTTTACCATCAACGACATAGTCTACCTTAGATGCAATATTGTCTGCAATATGAACGATCATATCCAGGTATGTGACCGGACTAGTCTCAGGAACTGGTGACCATGGCCCTAAGTGGCAGCGAACTAATCTAAGTATAGATTGTACGATATCTTCAGCTAGATACAGGGTAGATGATTGAGACTCTGAAGCAAACTTTCTATATTCGTCTTGACATTTCTTGACGAACTGCCCAACAGTATATGGATGCATTGGATCATAGGTAAATTTTGTATCATCTCCATATCTATTTCCTTTTTTAATATCATGGAGTAGCACGGCAGCAAACACCATATCTTTTTCTTCGTCAGTTAAACCATATGACTCTGCAAGTATTTGAGCAACGCGCATCACTCTCTTAGTGTGGAGGACATTACCGCCTTCTCCATGCTCGTCCTTTGGATGATACTTACCAGAAAAGCTAGATGGCATTAGCCAAAAATCAGTCGATCTTACTAAGATTGATCTAACAAATGAGCTTATGTTTTCGTCCTCTATCAATCCTATCTCCTCAAGTAAAGGTTCTAGGATTACATCTTCTTCTTTTATCTGTGAGAGCACAGGTTTTTCTGCAAGTATCTCATCTAGAATATCTTTCTTAGCCATTGTCTTTCTCCTTTTTTGCCCATAGAACCCACTTTGAACAAGGCTTATCATAAGGGCACACCTTGCAGTATGCTGTAAGCCCTCTTCTAGATGGGAAAATCTTTTCATCATGCAATGAATCACACCAGTACTTTAAAGCTTCTATGTCAGCCTTTTGAACTAGGACTTCATTGAATCCAGACTTTTGATTCATCAAATCAAAGTATCCAAATTTAGTATCATTTATTCTGTCACCAAACTTATTAAAATAACCAACATGCATTAGGGCAAAGTCAATTACATAACTATTCTCAAACTTTAGCTTCTGATTGAATACCCATTTGACAACATAGACCTTACCGTTTTTCTTATACACAAGATCAAACATATCATTGACGCCAATATTTGGTGTTACTGGTGCAGTATATTCGAGACCTATTCCCATAGGGATTATATCTGGATCACTAAAGTTTTCTACCACCTCTAACAGAACTGCTGCAGCTTTGCTAGTCAAGCTTGCCATGTTGCCATACAGGCTTTCGTGCTGTTCGTGGACAATGTCGTAGGGCGTAGTGTCCTTAGGAAACCAAAGCTTTTCCCACTTATGTAATAGCGAAGCATACGAGGGTGTGCGTCCATTTTGTTTTTGATAAAAGAAATGATTAACAATTGCTTTAATTGTAGTTTCAAACTTAAGTGAATTTAATTTTCTTTCACCTATTGTTTCTGGCAATTTCTCAAGGTGCCTAAAATCATATAGTCTTTCACATGTTTGGAAATCTTTTAACTGTTGTGTTTCTATTTGTATCATATTTTCCTTAGAGTATGTTTATGCTCTCGATTAGTTCTTTAATATCATCAGCGTTGACTATCTTTGAATAGGACTCACTTGTTATTGGTTCATACTCCACATACTTCTTATGCTGATCTACGTACTTAACCAATGGAGAATTATATGTGTATGTTGAGCCAGTGATTCTGTTCTTGGGAATCTGCAACTGCATTATGTTTTCATCTTCAGAATCATCTCCACTGATTAATTTCTTTTCAGTGATGAAGATAGTTACAGCACACTTCTGCTGGATCGAAAGTGATCCTCCAGTATCTGACTGTTGTACTACTTCTCTTCTTTCTTTCATTCTGTTCGAGTTTTCTTGAGCTGTGATTATCAAAACGCAATCCATGTCTCTTGCAAGTTTTTCTAATCTAACCATCATTTCTTCGAACTCACCCCAACGTGGCTTACCCTTTCCACCTTTGGTAAACATCGATTGTATTGTGTCAATAACAATAACGTCTGGGACAAGTTCTGAATGACCCATTATACTTCTAAACCACTTTTCTAAGTCTTCAAAGTATGGAGTGTCTGGGTCATGCTTTACCATGAATCTATCTCCCCATTCATCTAGCTTTGCTTTAAACTTAGCTAAGTTTTGTGCCTTTTCTTTGTCACTCCAATTAGCTGCTTCGGCATAGACATTCTTCTCAATGATCTGGGTCATGAGTACACGCTCCCAGTGCGGAACAGCTTCCTCAAAGTTAACGTACAAGACTTTGTATCCTGTGTCTGCCCAATGATTAATTAGGCACTTTGCAAATGTGCTTTTACCCTTGCCCGATGGAGCGATTATTGCATGCACTGCTCCTCTAAAGAACCCACCATCATCGGTATAGCCCATAGCTCTATTGAGAGACTTATATTGTGTCGGCAAAAAGCTTGGGATCTCTAGTAAAGAAGCAGCTCTTTTTGAAATATCATTAGCAGTAGCAACACTGTCAAGTGGATTAAAATTTAAATCATTTTCTAAGTTCTTTATCTCTGCGGTTATCTCAGAGATTCTTGCTACATCTTTATTATTCTTCTCACCTTTTTGGACAAGCAAGATTTGCAGCTCCTGGAGTATGTCCAGCTGCTTTCTTTTATTGGCTTTATGCTTTAGCAGCTGAGAAATAGATTCATGATCTGATGTTTCTAGATTCAGAATAACATTAATCATGGTATCTACACCAGAAGATCCACCAAGGGCTGCATGAATATCAGTTTCAGATTCCAACCAAGACTTGAATGCAATTGGTTCTACAACCTCACGCTTGGTTGCATGGTAGTAGGACAACATCGCCTTATAGAATTCATGTATCCCAGACTGCCCATGTATTGCACCTACAACTTCGTCTGGTAACTGCGCATCAAAGTATGCTATTGAACCTGGGTTCTTGAATGACAGAGCAAAAACTTGGTATTCAATTGGATACTCTTGTTTGTCTTCAGTTTGGTTTTCTGTCATTTTTACGCTTTTCTTTTAGCTCTTTGTATATGGCTTTTTTCTTTTCAGAATTGTTCTTCTTGGCTATCTGATAAGTCGGGTTATCTTTAATGCTCTTTCGCTTCTTAACTACTGGTTCTGTGCCAGTAGTCTTGATCGCGGTAAGTATTCTATCATAAACTGACTCTTCAGTAAGCTTATCGTCATACCTAAAAACTACAAGCGCAATGCCCTGCTCTTCGCAGAGTTGTATTTTTCTTAGATCTCTTTTTTGAGCTTCTAAAAAATCATCTCTTGTATCAAAGAATCTTTCTGTGTATTGGAAATGTTGGATGCCGTGGAACTCTGCACCCAACTTATACTTAGGACAGTACACATCTAGCTTAAGTCTTTCACCCAAGTGATATTCATTAACTATTGTTTCGTTAGGCAAAAGTTTCTGCATTATGCTTGTTAATACAGTCTGGCCCTTAGACATCTTGCGTCTATGGTCTTTCACCCAACCTAAACCAAGTCTAGTTATAGCCTTGTTAAGTTGTTCACTTGTTATAAACAATTCTTCTGCAACTTTTGCTATAGACTTGTCAGTCTCAAACAGCAGATTAATTATCTTTGCATTTAAATTGGCGTAAGCCTTATTGTCTCGCTCTGTCATTATTTTTTGCCAATGCTCTAGCTACAGTTAGGGTTCTGCCCAGGTCAATAATTGACATGTCTGTATTGTCCCAAACCTGTACTGCCAAAGCAGCACTTAGCATTGGGCAATCAAAGATGCATAAGTCGTATTCGCCCTTGTGTGACTTTATCTCTTCTGTAATAGATTCTATTTTAGAATAGAAGTCGTTGTAGGGAACTTGAATGAATACAGAATCAGGAGAAAAATACTTTCCTATATAATTCTGACTCTGAAAAGATACAACAACAGCTTTTGTATTCTTAAAATACCAAGATGTGAATGTCTTGAACACATCATAATTGTTATTGATATAAAGCTCTAAGAAAGCTGGATCGTAAAATTCAACACCCTTTATATTAAGGCTTGCTAACTTATCCATACTTGAAAGCATCAGGTCTTTTTGTACGGCCTTGATGAAGTTAGGATCTTTCTTTTGCATACCGTCAGAAAGAAGTTTGACAAAGTTCTTTGGTGGCTTCTTCTCTCCCTTTAGTTCTCCAGTCAAAGTAAAGATTGCTGATCTTGTGTATGTCACAAAAGCAAACTTTTCTTTTCTCTCCAACATCAAGGATACTTTTTTGATTGTTTCTACTGCGTTATGTGATTTCATATTCCGAAATTTCCCCAAGTTATAAGAGTTGGATTAGGATCTACTATTGATTCGATGTGTTTAATATTGTGGAACTCGCCTTTGTCTAAATTCATATATCTTGTATGCTTTAACTCTTTATCTATATCTCTAGTATAGCCTAGATGTTGCATGACAAGACCTGAATGAACCCAATAATTTCTTCTTCTTATATCTTCTACAACATAAGTAGGTTCTGAACCGCAAGCTAATTTTCTGTCTAAGAATTTTCCGCCATTCTTAAACCTAAAGATTCTAGAACTATTATTAGGTGCCCAAAGCTTATCTACTCTGTACTGAGTTTCATTCCACATGTGGTAGAAGCGAACGTTTACTACGTCATATGGGGACTGATCAAGAACATGCTTAACGGATACAGTATTTATATCCTTTGCATCGTAAAGCATCTCGTCACAGTCAATTGCTATAATCCAGTCACCTTCTTTAGCGTGCTGTTCTAAATTTGACCAGGCCTTTGCTCTTAGTGCGCCTTCATTAACTGTAAAAAGTGGCTCTTCATTCACATATACATGCGCATACAGTGCAGCTATTTCTGCAGTGTCATCTTCTGAGCAGTCATCGGTGAAAACTATCTTGTCCACCTGTTGCTTAAGTCTTTCTAGTACTTCTTTTAAGTATTTGGAAGATTCATTTCTTCCAACCATCTGAGCTATTATCATAAAACTCCAAAAATAATGTGGGGCTGAAGGTTAGTCCAGCCCCACAGATTAATAAATTACTCGCCCAACTTTTCGATTTGCTTGCGTGCTTCTACTGAAGAAATACGCTCAATATCAGTTGATTGGAACAAACGCTCACCAGTTACACCACGACGATTCGAGGCAACCTTCTGTGCTTCTTCTTTGTTCTTGGCCTTTACTAGTGTTGTTGTAACAACAGCAAAGTAATTGAATTTGTTCTCTGGCATTTTATTTCCTTTTATTTATTGGATGGATATGTATTGGATATATATTCTACAGCTTCTTCTAGTGTGTCTGCAAGTTTTGTAGCAAGAAATTTAAGATATTTTCTATGCTGCAAATCTTGGTGCGCCCAAACAATTATTGGTTGATTGTTGAAGTGTGCCCAGGTCATTTCGAAGTCTGTACCTATGTATGCTCTATAAAGTAATCTATATTCTACTAAAATAATGTCACAGCTTTTTTGCAAGAAGAGATTTTTATCTACTATTTCTTTTGGTTCAGAGTCTTCCTCCTCAAGAGCATAGTCCATTGGATTGACTGCCTTAAAACCTCTATGATCTAGAAGCGCAGTAGCTTCGTCTCTCCAACTATACTTAAAATCAGATTGAACATCTTCTATAGCGCCTGATAAAAACACTCTAGTTTGCATTAGCTACCTCTTTAGCTGGCCAATAGTATGGAAGATTAGGATCTTCGTCAAAATATTGGGAATAATATTCATAATCTTTACGCAATAGATTAGACCTATGTGAACGATGAAATTCTTCTAAGCCAAACCATGGTGGCATAACTACTGAATCTATATCTATCTCCTCTAACAGCATGGTGTTTTTGTAACCTCTGCTAATCCACTCTTGAATGGTGTAGTTCTGATAGAGCTGTAGAGCTGATTCATAGCCGGTCCACATAACGGTAACCGGATGATTGCGCCAACCTTTTGTTGGAGTGCGATCAAGTAAGATGTTTAAGACTTGGAAAGTTTCTACTCGTTGCTTTCCAAGTCTACGATAATCTAATACCCGAACTGACTCTTGTAAATCTGCGTATGGTAAAAATGTTTGCATTATGCCTTCTTAAATTCCTCAAAAGTTTTATCACCTACACCAAAGTATTCTCTAGCTAATCCAGCCTTAACAATTTCAGTGTTAAGACATTCTCCAGCTTCGTTCCATACTCTAGCAAG